TGTGTTCTTGCCCCAGTTAATTAATTGTGTAGACCCACCAGCAACTACTTGTCTAAAAATTCTATATTCTTGATTAAGAATTTGTTGCTTATGAATAGCCTCATCTATTCCAGTAGGGGTAATTACCATAGCCCTGCCATCGCCAGTAGCGAGGGTCATAGAATTTTGTAGTCTTACTTGTTCTCTTGCTAATTTCTGAATTTCTGTTTGTTGATTCTTAATATATCCAGTAGCAGTTCTAAAATATTCTCCAAGTCTTATGTTTCCTCTTTCAAGGCTACGTCCAAAATTTTCTGTTTCGGATGTAAGACTTACCATTCTGGTCTGGAACATTCCAGTAGATCTTAATTGCTCGCCCATCAAGTCTGAGTAGCGCTGCATATTGGAAATAGCAGTAGGGCTTATCATTCCTGTAGTTGACATAGAGGAATTGATAGCGGCAATTTGTGCCTTTAATCTGGCAAGTTGGCCCTCAAGTTGTCCAAAATTGCCAGTTGCTACAACATTAAGATCTATACGACTCAAGACTCAACTACCTCCACGGTAACATGTCCAATACCCATACCGACTCCGAATCCAGCAACAGCAGCATCTGCACCAGAGAGATCTGTGATATCCATTGGTTCATCATCAGATAAATCAATTCCCTGGATTGCAGCAAAGAACCTCTGCTGTTCTCTTTGAGATTTTCTATGTGCGTTTAGAGTAGATAGCAATTCATCTACTGATAAATTTTCTTCAAGTTCTTCGTAGTTTTTCCAGATTCCCAAGAGAAACGCCTCAGATTCCAGAGCGGCTAGATCTAGTTCGTCCCAACTAGAGCCGCCCCTAGGAGATTTGGGTCAGTCATCTTTAACCCTCCGCAGATCTCCAAAATTTTCATCATTGTTGGTACATTAACTGCATCTTCAAAAGCCTCACGGTCCTTGGACAAATGTGGCGCTGACTTTTCCATGCAAACCATCGCTGCCTTGATAAATACATCAAGGGCGTCTTCTTCAGACTCTACTTTTTCAGCATCAAGTTCTCTGATAACGTTCATAAACTTTTTTAATGTTTTAATTGGCAATGGCTTTACAGTAATAACTTCGCCATTTTCTAATTCTAATTCAGCAATATCATAAATAGCAGTTGGCATTTTTCCTCCTAATAACCTAATAAAATTATATCAAAACAAGATGGAAAAACATAAAGATGAACCCCGCCTTTTGAGCGGGGTGTCACCTTGAAAATATTAAGTTATCAGGAGTAAACGCGATCAAGAATTTCGCCGTATTCAGCACCAACAAAATCGTCGTCTGGGAGACAACGGAATGTAACTGGATAAACTGTTGCTTCGTTTCTACGGAGAGCGTGGGACACGGTTTCCATAGAGAGAACGCGACGAGCGAGATAGACTCTTTCGGTCTTTGTTGGATTTGTCAATGTTGTTGGTCCTGGACCAACAGCAATCAAAGATCTTTCTACAGGGGCTTCTCCAAGCGCACCAGCAGCAAGTCTAAGGACGTTCTTACCGCTACCATCAGCGTTAAGTGTTCCACCATATGATCCTGCTCCAGCCTCTGATCCAAGTGCATTTGTATATACACTATTAACCTGAGAGTTGTTTGACTGTCCAAAAGCGGTACGAACGTTTTGAAGAGTTCCCTCACTCATGGAAGTACGGAGCATGACGCGCAACTGGGTCTTGAAGATACGAGCAGAGTCAAGCAACTGATCGACTTCAACTTCACCGTATGTTGGCTCGTATGAAATTTCGAAACCTTCGGATGTGTATCCTGCGTTTCTCCAATCAGCGGCGGCTCCTACGTTGTCTTGAAGGTAATCTGCTGCTGTTCCGGCAGTTCCAAAGACGGGCATTACTTTCTTGTAGTTTGCAACATCTGTTGAGTCGCCCTTAGAAATAAAAATCTGAGCGGCACCAACGATAATATTACGAACTTCACCCTTATCGGCCATCTATTTGTTACACCTACCTTTCAGATATATTTTAATATCTGGTTTAGCACTTTCCTCTTTTATATAATAGCATGAAGAGGCATTAACACAAAGGATCAGGCGAATCTGCCATCAGAGTATAAAATTCTTGCATATTTGTAAGAAATCTCTACCGATCCAGCCATTCTTCCGCCCTCTTGCTCAAAGGGTGCTGGGGCTGTGGCATTATTAAGACCAACAGAGTAGAACTTAACTTTGTCATTTAATGGATTGTATAGTTGAACATCTTTTCCTGAGTCATCAAGCCTTCTAAATAAATCAATCATAAATTCAGTTATTTCGGATATCTTAGAAACACTTGTGGATATTATTGTATAGAGCATTCTTTCTTCACAGATCCACCATTGATCTCCATAGCCTTCAACTTCATAGTCATAGGTTATGTATGGCTCATCGGGTATAAGATTATTAAATTCTGGAATCTCCTGTATAGGAACAATTGGGATTATACCCTTGGTAAACCCATCAGGTCTATAGTTTTCTGCTAGCATTATTCCAGAATCATTTAATTCACTCCACAGGAACGAGTTGATTACTGTTCTAGCGTTTTTTGTATAGTCTGCCATTTTAGATTACACTCCCAACGGTTTTGTATGCAGATGTAGACCTAAATATTGCTTCTCTAACACTAGATCTTCCCGCACCTTTTCTATTCAATGCTCTAGCAACGTTCTTTTGTATATTTAAAATAACTCCAGAATCATCTAGTATGGTTGGGAAATTGATATTCCACCATGAAATAAAGTGCTTATTGAAAGACCCTTTTACATCATTTCCTCCTGGATTTCTAATACTTATAGTTTTTCCAGGTGGTACAAAAACTATGGATCTTCTATCTGGACTAAATGCTATTGTTCTAGTAGTAATAAATTGTACTGGCTTTCCAGCCTCCATGACATTAGCCTTATCTTTAAATACACCACTTCTTTTTACCACGGCCCCTGTAACGCCTGGATTTTTGAGTACAGGCGCTATTGGAGATGGCTTCTTGGAATTATTAAACTTTGTATAGATAGTGGCAGCGCCTGCGGAAGAATTTCTTTTGATTATTCTAAATAATCTTCCAGACTCTTTTCCAGTTTCTCGCCATTCATAAACATGGTGGAATGCATTCTTATTTGATCTTGCATACATATTTGTAGTCTTAACAAATTTTAATGCTGCAATAGAAAATGCGGTGTCCATTAGTTCTTTCTGGGTATAAGCAGTTGTTAACTCTTTCATGCCATCTATTTTTTTATTTAATTCGGCAAAGAGTTCGGCTTCAGATGAAGAATCTATTCTGACATTAATCATTCGACTGTACCATTACTCTTTTAAGATGATTTTCATAATACTGAACATTTCCAAATATGTCTACGATTGGATGTGACGCATACACTTCAAATATGGTACTGGGCTGAGAGATTCTGTCTACCTCTTTATACAATTCTTTTTTAGAAGAATTTTTTATGTTGGTTACTCTCCATCTTTTACTTAATTGCTCAGAAGTGTGCATTTTTATTTCTAAGTCTTCAGTATATTCTTTTGAAAAGTTTTTGTTATCAGATGTTGCGGAGCCTCCGCTTTCTCTAATTGGAATTATTGCACATGATATCGGCTTAAGAACTACCCATCGCCTGGTTATTTCATTAGTATCGGAATCTTGATCCCTGATTTGATGTAAAAGTTCAGCAGACATTGAGAATAAAGAACTTCTAATACATCCATACATTAAATAATCACAGCCTGGATCATTCTAAACTTTTGTAGGATGGCATCTACTATTGCGTTTCCTGTGCCAAAATGGGCCTGACCAGATATTTCTACTGATAACTGCCCACTATTAATTTTCTTAACATATCTAGTTCTCCATATGCTGTCGCTGCAAAGTAGGTCATTAACTAATAGGAACGCTGATTGCTTAACTTCTGACGGAACATAATCCCACCCGACAATTCCAGAAACTTCATACCTGTATCCATCTCTGAACCTTCCCTTAGTTAATCCAGTATAGTCAAACTCTTCTTGCTCATCTATATCATCTCCTGGATTGGGTGGGACGATTCTTAATCCATATGATGTTTCTGTTAATTCAATATCAAAGCCAAATATATTGTAGTTCGTCGCTGAATCTACAACTAATTCATCATTTTCTTTTAAGGATGTAACAGATATCATTCTTGATGGTAAAAGAAGTACGTCTGCTCCAGATCCATACGCTACCACAGAACCTTGAGATTTGTTTATTGAGAATCCTAGGTAATTGTCTATCATCATTCTAGCAACTCTTTCTGCACCTACTATTTTTTCATATGAATAGTAATTAGCATCCTCAGGTCTTGAGGAGAATCCTAGTTCTGCAGATATCTCATCTGGAGTTGCATATGGTGTAGAAACATATACATATTCTGTTTCTTGATTTAATCTAGAATTAATGGTATATGACCATACTACTTTTAAAACCCTGTCAAAAGCGGTGGAGGAGGCTGGAAGACTATACCGATACTCACCAGGATAGTCTGAGTCTACTAGAGTTGGAGAACCACTAACTACTGATTGTCCAGTTGATGCATCAGTTACTACAACAGTAGGATTTGAATCTGGCGCTGTAGGCAAGCCATCTTCATAAGTTACTAAATCTATTGTACCTACCCTGCCAGTATAAATCTCTATCATTCAAACCCTCCGTTAGTTATAGTATTCTTGGACCTCTCTGGGAGTGGCCATTCTAAATCCTTCTTGTGTCTCAAAAATAAATTCTGCGTCTTCTTCAGACATGACTACATATGGATGTTCTCTAGTAAACTTGTATCCATTAATTTCATATGCTGGATTTTCTCTTTCCATTCTTACTAGAACGGCAGATTCTGCAGCAGGCTTCTTGTTTGTTTTTTTGACTGGAAGATCCACTTCTGCTTTTTCTGCTCCCAAAAACTTTGAGTACATCTCATATGTGATTCCTTCTTCTGAAAGTACAGAAATCACTTCATTCTTAGTTTTCAATCCTTCAAGTTCCACACCGAAGTAATCTCCAACCTCACGAAGTTCCTTAATTTTCATTGCTGTAAAAGACATTTTTATCCTTTCTATCTTCAATAATTATATCAGAAATAGCAAAAGGGGAGGATTTCTCCTCCCCCAATGCTAGTGCTAATAGTTAGATCAGGAAGCGACCTTAACGTTCTTAACAACTACGAAGGAATCAAGGTTCTCGATTGCCACACCTACGCGAACGAAGAGTGTGTATTCGATTGTGTCCTTCTTTGGCTTGAACTCGCGGTAAACTGTAACATCGCGCTTAATGCCGATGATAAAGTTTTGTGGGAATGTCAAGTGAACTTCACCGTGTTGGCCAGTTGCACCTGAGTAATCACCTGTACGAGTTTCGTCAATTAGTGGAACTTCAACAACTGGAATGCCGAAGGCGAATGGTGTTACTCCACCTGGGGCACCTTCTGGTGCTGCTGGATTTCCGCGAAGAATGCTAGAAGCGATATCTTCTGGAGTTGCACTAATGTTTGTCAAGTTGTACAAGTAGTCTTGAACCAAGTTGCTTCCGGTGAAGAAGCGCAACTGGTTACGACGTTGCTTGTACTTGCGTGGCATTTCCTTGAGGGCGCTGTTGAATGTGGCCTTGCTAATTGTATCGCCGCCAGCATCAACAACAAATCCTCCGTTAAGTGCCAACTTACGGAAGCCATTAAATGCCTTGAGTAAGTTGTTGCTGGACAGGGCTGTGTCGCCATTGAGGGCCAAGTCTTCAATGTCATTGCCTGCTTGTGTTGCCATCAAACGGGCGATATGATCTTCAAGATCTGCACCTTCAATATTGTCCTCAAGTGACTCGCTTGAGAGTTCCCAGTCTAGACGGAGTTTCTTTGTTGTAAGAGATACCTTTGTGAAGGTTGCTCCACGATCAGTCTGGCCAGTAGTTGCACCTTCTGTTGCGAGAACCATCAGTCTCTCACCAACACCCACCTTATCAATCTCTGTTGTGTCTGCACGCATACGAATTGTACGAGCAGCGCGTGTCAGGATTGTTGCGTCAAACATGTAGTCAATGAAACGGTTTGATTGCTCTGGCTTTAAAAGGCCACCACCGCCTGCACCAACTTCAGTTGTGTCGATTACTTTTTGTAAAAGTTCATTGCTCATTTTGCTTTTCACCTACCTTTCGAATTTTTGTTTATAGGTCACGAACGCCGAGGAAAGAGCCGGACCAAATACCTTTTCTTATTGTTTTTTCTTCCTTTGATCCTTCCAGATCGCGGGACTTCTTAACAGCAGTTTCATTCTCCACCAAATCGACTCTTTTTTCGATTGTGTCAATGGCACTTTTGATGCTCTCAACTGCTTTGCTGAGTGAATCGTGCTTATCAGCCAATTCTGTAATGCGAGCGTCGATAGTCTTGCTCAGTTCTTCAACTGTAGTCTTTGTATCTTCTGCGCTCTTTGTTAAATTATCTCCGAAGAAAGTCTTGAGGTCGTCCAACATTTTCACAAAGTCGGGTTCTTCAACCTCAACATCGGAGACTGCAGCCTTCTCTATTTCAGTTTCTTCCAAAGCCTTTTCAACGTCTACTTCTTCAGTTTCTTCTACAGACTCTTCATTGGACACACCTTCTTCTGCAACCTCTGCAGAAGCATCTAATGCTCCACCAATAACTCTGCTCTTCTCTACATTCTCTTCTGTTTCAACGTCTTCATTCTTTTCAATTTCCATATTTTCTACTGCACCTCCTTCAATATTGGTTTCATTATCTGCCTGCTTTGCTATTGTTGGCTCAGGCATTTCTTCTGGATTATTTCCAGAAAGACTATCTTTGTTAACATGACGATCAATTGCCTTGCCAATTTCCTGATTCTTAGCAACGTCATTTGACTCTACCCAACCGATATTAGTCATTTCTGAATCACATACTAAACAGGTTGAGGAATCATTGTCTTTTGCTACTGCAATTTGATCTGACTCGCACCAGAAAATATTATCCATTTTAATTTCTGCAGCAATTCCTGTTGCTACAATTCGATCATCTACTTTTTGAATAGAAAACACATTGGCAAGTTGGTTGGCTGGACTATCTACTAATGACAATTCTACTAGTTCGTATTCTTTGATGACACGAACCATGTCGTCACCCTTTTGGACACTATCTACCTTTGTAATGTTTCCTCCGATAGAGAATCCAGAGAGTGTTCCATCAACAACCTTTTCCCAGGTATCTTGGGCACCTTTAGATACATATGTGTCCACAAAGACGCCACGGTAGGTTTGGCCAGTTGACTTATCATAGAACTGCTCTTCACGGAAATTAGTTACTTTGCCTACAGCAATTGGCTGATGCATTTCTCTTAAATTTCCACGGAATGTTTCAAAGGCTTTTATGGATGCCTCTGCGTCTACAATATCATTGTGTCTATCTACATTGTCTAGCGTGGCAAAGCCGGAGACAATTCTACGTTCCTCGTCAACTTTAAAGAACGGAACAGACAGACTTATTCTGTCGCCGTCACTATGCCAATAAGACTTATTAATTTCCATCTCAAGTAAATGTTATCAAGTATTTAAAATAATACAAAAATTTTTCCACAATTATTCCACAACTCTGCCGTCACCCTGTGGATTTCTTGCCTCTCCACTAGAGTCTGGTGAGTTATTTTGTCTTTCTTGATCTCTGGATCTATTTCTTGTATTTTGAGCATTTTGTTCTGCTCTAGCCTGAGCATTTAGAACTATTGGGGTGTCTCCCCCATCTAATGCTGGCATACCCTTACGAGATCTTACTTCATTAGGAACAATAACTTGCATTCTGAGGTATCTTTCATCAATCTTTGATTGAGTATCCTCATCTGTAAGAGTAAGTTCATTGAACTTTAGCGTGAACATATCGGTAAATTCTTTAACAATCTTGTTAATCTTCTTTTGGAAGTAATCTTGTGTTGGTCTAGTTACCTGTTCTTTAAAGTTTTTATCAGCATCCCTAGCAGCCGCCAGGGAGACTCCCTGACCCATAGAAACCTTAGTTACTGGAACTCTGTGAGCCATAAGAATTTCATCACGGTTCTCAAGGCGGTAATTTCTAAATGATGAATCTTGTATCCCAGCCTCTACTGGCTCCATCTTAAATTCTACCTTAGACTGCCCATCGTCTGCTGGAAGGGGGATATATAGTGATCTGTGATTCTTTCCCTTTAGTCCTGTCTGGAAAAACTCTAGAAGTTTTCTTTGTGAATCATCAGACAGTTTTGCTCCCTTTACTACAACAATATATCTAGGAACAGCCTTGTTTTCAAAGTAGTCCAAGTTGAATTTAGAAGCAAACTCGTCGCCAGCCAATGCTGATAGGGCTGGGATAATGTCTGGAACCCCATAGTAGTTATTTGTAGGAGTGTACTTCTTGAAGTGTATTACCTCGTTTGGCCTAGAATCATTTCCAACTGGATCTGGAGTTTCTGTATCTCCATAGTTTCTAAAGAATACGATTTTATTATTGACTATTTGAATGAAACCGTCCCTGTTTCTACGAACTCTCATATTTGACGATGGAATTTGTCCTAAGTAGCCTATAGTTCCATCTACTTTTCTTCCTATTTCTAGGTATGCATTTCCCGTTGCTTCATAGTCAACATCAATTTTTTTCATAGTCTCAGTAAAACTCTCATCTTCATTTAGAGAGTCAAGAACCTCGTACATTCTAGTTTTTGATCTAGAAATTTTTCTTCTTAAAAAGTTTAGTTTACTAGTATCATCATCATCAATTTCTTCTAACTTTTCTTTAGTGTCAGAGGTTTCAATAAAATCATAGCCAAGGCCCACGGTATTTGATACTTTGGCATCGACTGCGGCATGGTGGGGTGAAGAAATTTCATAAACTTTTGCAAGGTAGTCCATGTTATAGGGAGGCTCTACAACCTCAAACATAGCATATCCAGTTACATCTGGATCTTCAATCTTCTTAGATCTAGTTCCAGAAACTCCTTGATGATATTTCTGTAATTGCCTAGTATTCTTTCTTTTAAATGAAGGAGATAGGCCGTCATATTTATTTATTACTTCAACGCTCTCAAGGAACGGGTCTGAGTGTGAATCTGATGAGTAATGGAAAAAATCATTAGATGATACAACGTGGACTTCAGAAGATGAATCTTCTATATACTCTGTCATTTTAGCCTCTTTTGCATGGACATTAATTCATCCCTCGCTGCACCGTAATCAAGTTCGTCTGGGATAAGTCCCCATTCCATTCTCTGCTTTTGATATTCAAACTCTTCATCTGTTACTCTTCTGTGTCCTGACCAAAATACGGCTCGGCCCTCATGAATTCCAAAGGACTTAACTGTGTCTACTAGCAACTTTATTTTTTCGCCGTCGTTCTTTTTTGCTGGGATATTTAAAAAGTTTTTTTGGTCATCTGCCACTAAAGATCCGTCTGGCATTTCCCATAAGTATAGACCGTAATCAGTTTCTTCAACCTCTGTAATTCTAGTTCTCTTCATATTAATATGATACCATTTTTCACTCTTAAATAACAAAATACGTCAATAATTGAGACATATTAGTTCGCTAGATCGATTTCTTCCCACGAAGATGTGACAAATTTGACCTTTGGAAGATCAATCATTTCAAAGTAGTCGCTATTTCTATAGTATGTTTGAGTACCCGCAGGCTCATCATTTACATTAATAGATCCTCCAGAAATTGATCTAGATACCCTTCCTATTAGATCTTGGTACTTGTCTGATGCAAACGTTGCGTAATCCATGTTTATTTCTTCATATATACAAATTTTACCTATAGATCCATTAATCATATTGGCAGAAGATTTGTTACTTCCTAAGTGAATATTATTGCTATTTAATGAAGGAAGTACGGCTATTATGTGATAGATTTCTCCTACAGAAATTTCGTATAGGGATGGTGTAGTTCTTAATTGTCCATCTATGTATAGATCATATGTTCCATACTTATTCAATCCCGCCGCTGAGTAGGAAAGACCTATAGATGTTGCTCCAGATATATCAAATATATTATAAACTTCTGATCTATTTGGATACTTGGTAATTTTAAAGATAAATTCAATAATTTTATAATCTGATGTATTCTTAATTATTCTACACCCAGATGATATTCCTCTAGTAAATTTTACCCCTATGTTTGAGTCATGTGCTAGCACGTTTGTCTCTCTACTCTTTATAATATATGGGCTATCTACATAATTAGAACTTATATCCACATTTGGGGTCAGCACAAAGTTAGAGAGTGATGAAATAACTTCATTTGAATTAAATGAAGAAGCGTATAAATTATTAATTATAGGATTATCTAAGTATGCATCTTCAGTAGTCACTTCTGCATATATTTTTATAGACTCTGGATTTTCATAATTATTGTTTGGAATATTAGAAGGCTCGTAGATAATTTCATCATTTATAAAAAGGTATGGCTTGCTAGCGTCATTAAAAGTAACTATGCTGTTATTAGATGTATCCAGGCTGGTAGCCGTATATTCTATCTTACCTTTTTGAGATACATTTAAATTTCCATTAAATCTAAGCATATACAATTCTGGAGAATACCAATCTATATTATTAAACGTCGTTAGTGGATCTACTCCAAAGTTTCTAATTCTGTCTGGGAACGCATCATCAGATGAGGGGAAGTTGCCCAAAACTATCTGCGTATACGTTTGTATATTAGGAATGCTTATATCATTAAACTCTTGTGACCCGACTTTTACAGACATTGATAATTCTGTAAAATTAAACGCAAGGTTATATTGACCTGATGTTAGAGTGTTGGACTGAAATAGTAAGTCTGGAGATAGATCTCCAAAGTCGTTAAGGACGACTCCTACTATCTTATTAGATTGCTTTTTAATTGATATTGCATAGGAATTAGTTACTGGTGTTATTGTAAGTAAGGTCCCGTCGCCAGATGTAGAGTCTAACTGAATTTGCATTTTTATTGTAGATGAATATGGATTAAAGTATTTATCTACATTATCTATGTTGATAAAATAATCACCAGATAGTAGAACTCCATTAGAGTTTAAAGAATAGGACCCGCCATACAGTCCAGATGAAATAACTGCAGGCTTTACTGATGGCATGTAAAATCCATTATTTGTGTATAAAAGATTCTGTGAGGTTACTTGATCTGTTTTTGCCAATTCTAAAATATCGATCTCTTTGGTAGCGTAAATAGAATTGTAATCTGTATTTATTCTATCTCCAGAGAATTTAATTGAAAGAGAATCTGAAAGATCTTGGGTGGCATAATTGATTCTTTTTATTATTTTATCTCTAGGCAGCGCAAAGGGGTACAGGGCTATTGAAGATATAAAAAGTGGATCGCTGGCATCAGAAAGTTCATCCCAAGCAACTGGGTAGTCTGACTTTTCTAGAAGGCAGGCGTCTACTAAAAATACTTGTCCTGCTGTTCCAGAAACAGAACTTACAACATAAACCTCTATATAATTTTCATTGTGTCCAGGGGTGAATGAAAGAGATAGTTCTTGCCATGAGTCTGCACTAGATATTACTACTTGATCTTCATAGTTATTTATTACAGATCCTCCTGAAACATCTTCGTATGTTTTACATATCAACTTCAAGGTAGTGCTTTCTTGACCAGAAGGAATTTTAACTTGAGTTGATAATTGATACTTATTATATTTTTTAACTGGCAATCTATCTATAATCTTTACCCCAGAGTTTGAACTTGCAGACCTAGAAATACTTAAACTTTTATCTCCAGAAAATGAATCTGTAGAAACACTAGATATAGTAGTTCCTGATCCATATAGTTCCCATCCTGTCGTCCCATCCTCAAAGGATGGGTTGAAAATTAAATTTCTTGGGCTAGAGCATGGGCCAAAGACTACAGAGGGGATAAGTGTAGTATTTATTATGTCGTCAAACCTAAAGTCTTCATCTAGTGAAACAGATACAGGATCTCTATCATCTAAATAAAGATCTACCTTTCTGTTTAAATATGAAATGGCAACATAGTGTTGTTTTTCCCAGTCTACTACCTGTATGCTTGCACTCTTCCCGCCTGATTCTATGAATATTCTATCTCTTTCGATGTAGCAGTTTAGGAATGTTCCTATCTTTAAAAGTGTATGTCTATATGATGGCGGTTGTTCTATAGCGAACCACATTTCAACGGTAGCGTCTTTATTCTCTGTGCCAGATATAAACAATTTATAATTGTTATTCAAATTCGGGGAAACTTGCTCAGTCAGTTTTACACAACTATCTGTACCAAATATTATGGGCTTAATATTTTTATGATCGTATTCAAATATATTTATATTATTGGTAGATACTCTGTCTTCTATTTGATATACGCTACCCTCATAGAACTGAACGCCATCTACTAAAATTTCATCTCCGATAGATCCTGAACCATTAGTGGCAACACCCCAAGATACAAAGTAGTCGCTGTCATTGGGGGTAAATATTAAGTCAGTATGATATATAGTTGTCCAGGAGTCACTAGATAGTTGAAATTCATTAGAGTATCTAACTGCCTCTGATAATGTAGATCCACTTTGAGTAGTAAAATATTCAATTCTTATTGAAGCATTTCTAGTTCCCTGCGCCCTTTTTACTCTAGCGAGCATCGTATATCTTTTACCAGGAGTTACCTGAATACGAGATCCAGAAGAAATTCTAACCTCTCCGCGCTGACTTGCTGAATTTGCTGTCAGTTTTAATGATGCAGATCCAACATATGCGTCAGAGGTAACTCTTGATATTGAAGTATTAGAATCTACCGCAGACCAGCCAGAAGTAGAAGTTTCTATAGAATACTGATTTTGTGTTAATAGATTCTCTACGCCAAAATCTGGGGATTCCCAATATCCTAATGGCTTATCTGCTAGAACTAATTGAGAGTAGGACATATGTTAATTATATCTTATATCAGTCAAAACTTATCACTTTTAATGTGATTCAGTTCTATATAGTTTATATTCATGT